CGACCAGTTCGAACTGGCGGCCGTTGGCGATCACGTCGCGGGTGTGACGGTGGCACTGGGAAAGAAGGCCGCCGAGAAACTGTTGGGCCGGCCGGTGAACATGAAGAAGGACGTGGGTGAGAGGTTTGTCCTCGACTCGGGGGTGGTGGTAGTTCAACACCACCCGGTGAAGATCGTGGAGGCCAGTAAGGAGAAGGGGGGCGCGGCCGAAAGACTAGTCGAGTCTTGGGTGGACGTGTGGGAGTTCGCCCTTGAACTGTCCAAGGGGGAGGAGACGGAAGTACCCGACGTAGCCCTCATCACCGACACCGACCAGATATTGTCGGTGTTGTCTGAGATCAGGGATAACCCGAGGTACGTCGCCTACGACTACGAGACGTGGGGAGACGCCAACGCCCTCCGCCCCGAGTTGAACTCGGACTTCAAGATCTTGACCGTGGGACTGGCCTTTGATGACGACGAACTTGGGCCGGTTGCGTTGGCTTTCCCGGTCGAGCATCCGGCGGCCGGGGTGGACTATGCGTCGGTCCTGTCGGCATGGAGGGAGGTATTGGAGACGTGCCCCACCTGCGCACATCACTGTAAATACGAGCACAAGGTGAACCTGAGGAAGTACGGGAAGTCTTGGCTTGCCGACGACACCATGTTGGCCAGTTACGTGATGGAGGAGGCCGCCAGTCATTCGCTATCTTCGTGCATGAAGAGGTATGGCATACGTTGGGGCCACAAGAACGACGGGATCGGAGAGGACCCGATGTCGGCGAAGATCACCGACCTCCTCCGCTACAACGGACTGGACGCATTGGCCACGCTAGAGTTGAAGGCGAAGATGTGCGCCAAGATGGATAAGGAGCAGGTTGGTGTTTGGGGGATGGAGTGCGAGTTCGCCCTCGGTCTGGCCAAGTTGGAGGACACCGGGATAGCGTACGACCCGCAGTCTCTCGTCGATGTCAGGATCAAGTTGGCGGCCGAGGTGGAGGCGGCGCGTAGGGCGGTGTTCGAGTCTCCTGAGATCAAGGAAGTCGAGAAGCACTTCGGAAGAGAGTTCAACTCGAAGAGCAACCCGATGATGCAGCACCTAGTCTTCAAGGTGCTTAAGGAGAAGATCCGTGGTAGGACTCCCTCAGGTTCACCCAGTCTAGACAAGCGTGTACTCGAGAAACTGGAGGAGAAGCATCCCGTCCTCAAGGCACTGGCGTCTTGGAGGTCTAGGTCTGCCATGATCACCGGGTTCGTAGACAAGTGGTCCCAGTACGTGTCTCCCTCCGGTCTCATGCACGGGCAGTTCAGCCAAGCCGTTACCATGACCGGCCGCCTCTCCAGTACGGAACCCAACTTTCAGAACATACCCAAGAACTCCATCGTCAAGTCAGTGTTTGTAAGCAGATCCGGCGGTTGGCTGATCGCCGGCGACTACGCTCAGCAGGAGCCTAGACTGGTGGCCGGGATCAGCGGGGACGAGAAGATGAAGTCGGCTCTGAATGACGGACTTGACCTGCATCGTTTCGCTGCCAGTGAGATCTTCGGGGTCAAGTTCGAGTCGGTAGACGACAAGCAGCGCGACGTCGGGAAGCGGATGAACCTAGGTATCATCTATGGTCAAACCGAGTACGGACTGGCTCAGAAGACTGGCATGAGTCTGCCGGACGCCCGGGCCCTTCTCAAGCGATACGACGTTGCCTTCCCGGGTGTGGCCCGGTGGAAGCAGGAGCAAGTGGCGTTCGCCGTCCGGAACGGCTACGTCAGTGACCTGTTCGGGTCCCGCCGGCACTTGCCCGACGTGTGGTCGAACGACGAGGCTACCCGCCACCGCGCCTACCGTCAGGCCGGCAACTCTCCGATCCAGTCCACCGCCGCGAAGTTGACCATGCTGTCCCTGTGCATGATGCAAGAGAGGTTGTTTCTGAAGGGTAGCGTCATCATGCAGGTCCACGACTCCGTGGTGATCGACGTCCCCGACCGGTGGCTCGATCAAGGTCTCGAGATCTTGAGGGAGTGCATGTTGATCCACAACGAGATGCCGTACTGGGAGCCCCGGGGCGTTCCGTTCAAGGTGGACGTGAAGGCCGGTCTGAACCTCAAGGAGATGTACGATGTCAAGTAAGAGCAAGGCCGTGGTGGCCCAGTCTACCGACTCGGCAGTCGGAGCGAGACGTGTCTACGTCGCAATCGCGCGTACCGTTTCCCTTCCCGGATACGAGTCGGTAAGGGTGGAGTACGGCGAAGGAGATGAAGTCAAGTCAGGTGAGAGTCACGACGAAGTGCGTGACCGTCTCGTGGCGCGTGTCCATGAGACTGCTTTCGAACTGGTCGAGGCACTGAAGGAGCAATTGAAGTCATGATCGACAAGGATCTTCTCCGCAAGCAGTTGAAGGACGCTCAGGAGCGTCGCGCCACCGGGATGGTGGCGTACGTCAAGGAGGACACCACCCTGCGCATTCTCCCGTTCACCGATGCGTCGACCGGGAAGGCTCTCGTCGCCCGGGAGTTCCGTCAGTGGCGCCCCAGTGGCGAGGGACGGCCCGTCGCTCACCGTGGAAACTGGGGCAAGCCCGACCTGTTCGAGGTCGTTCGGCAACAGGGGGCCGAGTTCCCTTGGCGCCCGACCACTGCGTACCTCGTCAACGGCGTGGACGTCGCTTCCGGCGATCAGGAACTCCGTACGTGGCAGTTGCCGGCCTCCGTCTACGAGGCGATCGTCGAGATCCTCCTTGACGACGAGTTCGAGAATGTCCTCGACCCCAAGTCGGGCATGCCGTTCAAGATCAAGCGCTCGGGTACCGGGCTCAAGACCAAGTATTCCGTGATGGTCGGTCAGAAGGCCGTCGACGTCTCGAAGTTCGTCAAGCAGGTCCGTGATCCGCTGTCGGCCATCGAAGACCCCGGGTTGGCCCGTCAGGCTGACGCTCTCGGCGTCGACCTCTCGGAGTTCGACGTGGAGGAGCCCGATCCTGAGCCGGTGGCCAAGAAGAAGCCGACGAAGGCCGCGCCCGTGGCCGAGGAGACCGGGGACGACGACGAGGGGGGCGACGAGCCCCTGTTCCCGCCGGCGGCTTCCACGGCCAAGCCGAAGGCCACCGGAGCGACTAGCATCCGCGACCTGCTCAAGGGAGGTAAGAAGTGATCGAACGAGGGGCAATCTGCGTCATCGACTCCCAGTGGGGGTCTTGTGGCAAGGGCAAGGTGGAAGGTGCGCTGTATCAGAAGTATCCCGACATTCAGGTCGGGGTGTCTGACAACATGCCCAACGCCGGCCACACCGTCTACGACGCCAACGGCGTCAAGCGCGTTCTCAAGGCTCTTCCGGTCTCCACCGCGTTCGGGCGCACTGGCGTCCTTGGTCCCCATGCCGCGTTCTACGAGTCCACGATCGGGGTGGAGTGGGACGCGCTCAAGGACTTGGGCGGGGTCCTGTACATCGACAAGATGGCTAGCGTGGTTCAGACCGCTGACAACATCAAGGAGATGAGTCTCGTTCAGAACATCGCGTCCACTGGTCAGGGTGGTGGTTCTGCCTCGATCCGGAAGATGGAGAGGCTTGGGCTCGGCACGTTGGCAGTCAACTACAAGCCCGACGATCCCCGCCGGCAGATCGTGATGTCGACCGCCATCTACGTACAGATGGTTGCTCGCCGGTCCCCCGTCATGCTCGAGGGATCTCAGGGGTTTGACCTCTCCTTGAATCACGGGCACCTGTACCCTCACGTTACCAGTCGTGACGTCACCCCGAACCGGATGCTAGATAATGCCGGACTCAGCCCGTTCGACTGCAAGGAAGTGATCGGAGTGGTCAGGACCTTCCCAATCAGGGTCGGGAACTATGGTGAGTTCTCGAGTGGCCCGTACTACCCCGATCAGGAGGAACTGTCGTGGTCGGACGTCTCCGAGATCGCCGGCAAGGAAGTGTCCGAGCGCACGACGGTGACTAACCGCGTTCGCCGGGTGTTCTCGTTCTCCACCAACCAGTTCGTCAAGTTCGAGAGGACTTGCAAGCCCACGCGGTTGTTCGTCACGTTCGCCGACTATTTGCCGAAGGCGAAACTGGACGCGTTCATCGACCAGTTGCACTCGATCAGTGACGCCCGTGTCATGGGCATCTCGTACGGGCCAAGGCCGGAGGATACGGAATGGCTCTGATCGTCTGCATCATCGGGACCACTGGTTCCGGGAAGTCGTTCACCGTTGAGCACGGGTTCCCCCACCCCCTTTGGATCAGGGGTACCCCGGGCAAGATGATCAGGTCCTCCGTTGGCATGTATCACGCCGCAGAGGAAATGAACCCTAACCGGTTTGACTTGACCGAAGACCTTGTCAGGGACTACGTCTACCGGTTGGTGCAGGTGGCCGACAAGGTCCGAAGGCCGGTCGTGTTGGACGGTTTCCCCCGCGACAAGCAACAAGCAGACTGGTTCTTCTCCATGTTTGCCGAGCACGAGGTCATGGTGTTTGCGATCAAGCCGGCGAGAGAGGTCAAGTTCGTGCACGGCACGGATGAACACAGGCGGCACGAGTGCAGCGTCAAGGACGTGTCCGACGTGATGTACACCGCCGTGGAGAGAAGGATCTTGGTCAAGGAGTTCAAGACACCATGGATAGACTACTGATCAAGATTGACCCCGTCGTGGTGTTGTCCGTTCCCACTGCTCCGGCTAGACCGGGTGACGCAGGACTGGACCTATTGAACGCCGGCCCGTCTGTTGCGATTCAGGTTGGTGAGACCGTGCAGATCCCGTGTGGAATCAGGGTCAAGATTCCCACCGGTCACTTCGGGATGATCACTGGCCGGTCCAGTACCTTCTCCAAGAAGGGCGTACTGGTCCCCACGTCCATCATCGACGAAGGTTACGTAGGTCCCCTTTACGTGGTCGCTCACAACCCGGGAGTAAGGACTCTTGGCTCCACCCGTGACGTAAGGGTCGAGATGGGCGAACGGATCGCTCAACTGGTGATCATCCCGTACCACCGGGTGGAACCAGTCGTGGTAGACGAACTTCCCGAGACTGAGAGAGGTTCAAATGGATTTGGTTCGACGGGCTGACTGCCCCCCTTCACTTGAACCGCTGATCCTTTCCTCCCTTGCCACCGACCCGGATTTGCTACCACAAGTCCGGGTCGTTGTGTCCGGGGATACGTTTGGTGATCCGGTAAACCGGTTGATCGCGGAAACGTTGATTTCGTTGTTCGACAAGTATTCCCGGGTTCCCGATCTGCGGGTGCTCGAGGAGGCCGTGTCTGAGAGTGGTCACAGGTCAGCCTACGAGGCTCAGGAGAGAGTCAGGTCATTATCTCCGGTCAAGGACGTGGCGTAC